TCGGGCGGTTCCCGATATAATTTAGGAAAGAAAAAATGAGCGATACTCAAGGAACGACACCGGAATCCGGTAGTCCAGAGTTAACTGTAGGTAGTGCAGCCGACGCTATCTTGGGTCTGATGGGTGCAGAAGAAGGCTCCGAACAGGAACAACCAGAACTGCAAGCAGAGGCCAACGATAGCGAAGCCGAATCTGATGAGTCTTATGATGAGTCGGAGGTAGAACAAGAAGATGAGCAGGATGAGCAAGAGGAGCCTCAGAAGTTCCGGGTGAAAGCAGCCGGTGAAGAACGTGAGGTAACCCTTGATGAGCTTATCAAGTCTTATCAACTTGGCACAGACTATACAAAGAAATCGCAAGCCGTAGCTGAGGAACGTAAGGTAGTCGAGGCTGAACGACAGCGTATCGAAGAAGCCAGATACTTGCGGGATCAGTATGCGGAACGGTTGCAGATTATTGAGCAAATGCTCAATCAGCAGCCAGAAGGTGAAAACCTAGATGAACTGAAGGAAAGAGACCCCATTGGGTACGCTTTAGCATATACGGATCAACAAAGGCGGAAAGAGCAAATAGCTCAAGTTCAGGCTGAACGACAGCGAATTGCAGAACAGCAACAACAGGAACGTCAGGAGCAACTTGGTCAGGTAATACAGGCTGAATCTCGTAAGCTGGCAGAAGCAATACCTGAATATGCTGATCCGCAAAAAGGTGAAGTAACTCGGCGAGAACTGAGGGAGTTTGGCCTAAAGTTAGGGTTTTCAGAGCAAGAGTTATCGGGAATCTATGATTCTCGGCAGGTTCTAACGCTATACAAGGCGATGCAATACGACAAGCTGCAATCGTCTAAACCGGGGATTACTAAGCGTGTTAATGAGGCTCCGAAGGTTGTTAAGTCGGGTGTTTCTCAGCCACGGGAAGGTAGCGATGAACTGAGAAAGTTAAAAGCGCGAGCAAAGCAGACCGGAAGGGTTGCTGATGCCGCAAAAGCATTTGAACGATTCTTATAGGAAATTATCATGCCTACATTTACAGCACACAGCGCGATTGGTCAGCGCGAAGATTTGACCGACATCATCTATGACATTTCTCCAACGGAAACACCGTTTATGTCATCGATTGGCAAGACTAAAGCAACAGCCGTATATCACGAGTGGCAGACTGACTCGTTGGCTGCTGCTACTACTGCTAACGCAGCGATTGAAGGTGCAGACGCTACATCGGCTACTCTGTCTCCTACTGTTCGTCTTGGTAACTACACTCAGATCATCCAAAAGACCGTTCAGGTTTCGGGTACTCTGGACACAGTTAACAAGGCAGGTCGTAAGTCGGAAAAGGCTTACCAGTTGGCTAAAGCATCGGCTGAACTGAAGCGCGATCTGGAAACTATCCTGTGCGCTAACCAAGGTCGTTCGGCTGGTACATCGACGATTGCTCGTAAGCTCGGTTCGATCCTGTCGTGGATCAAGACTAACTCGGACGTAGGTTCTGGCGGTGCTGATCCTGCAACTATCGGCGTATCGACTCGTACTGATGGCACACAGCGTACTTTCACCGAAACTCTGCTGAAAACCGTGGTGTCTGAGGTGTTCGTATCTGGTGGCTCACCTAAGATTCTGATGGTTGGCGCTGCTGGTAAGCAGAAGGTTAGCTCGTTTGCTGGTATCGCTGCACAGCGTTACATGGCTCCGGGTAACACTCCGACCACCATTATCGGTGCTGCTGACGTTTATATGTCTGATTTTGGCACGATGTCGGTTGTTCCTAACCGCTTCATGCGTACCCGTGATGCTCTGGTACTCGATCCAGAATACGCAGCACTAGCGTATCTGCGTCCGTTCCAGACTAACGATCTGGCTAAGACTGGTGACTCTGAGAATACTCAGTTGCTGGCTGAAGTCACTCTGGAAGTTAAGAACGAAGCTGCTCATGGCATAATCGCCGATTTAGATATGAGTTTGTAAACATTTTAGTAGCAAATCTCCTCGACTCTAGGGTCGGGGAGACCTACGAAAGGATTTATGAGTAACCAGATACGGACTCAAACAGCATATGAGGATGGTGACGGTGGTATCGTCATCGAGACTAAACAGGACGTTACCGAGATCATTGAGGCTAACAAGGCTCAGTTAGATTTCGATAAAGAGCGCAAAGGGCATCTTAACGATCTGCACCATGTAGCCAGAATTCCTTTTACGGTTATAGATGTACTTAACCAGATGGGGATTATGAAGGGCTTTAACGTGGTGGATGACGTTGGATTTGCTAAGTGGCTAAACGATCCTGATAATGCTGTTTGGAAAACGTATAGGGGTACTGTATGAGAGTTGGTGTTTGCGTACCATGCCGGGATGAGGTTCATACTGGTTTTGCTTTTGACTTTGCTCGAATGACAGCGCATGATGCGTCAGTACGTTGCAAAGATGGTAAAGGCGGTTTAAGTTTATACACAATGCCGGGAACGCTGATATTTGACCAGCGTGAGAAGTTGGCAGAAGTGGCATTAGGTGAAGGATGTGACGCGCTATTGTTTATTGATAGCGATATGCGGTTCCCGCATGACATCATTACCATAATGTTAAGTAGGAATGTGCCGATTGTTGGGGTAAATGCAACGACTAGAAGGAAGCCTGTAACTCCTACAGCCAAGATACTCACAAGGTATATGGATGGTGATACAGAGGTTCGTAAGTGGTCGAACATTGACTCTCGCGGCAAAGAAGGGATTGAGGAAGTTACAGCGGTTGGGTTTGGTGCTGTGATGATCCGTAAGGAAGTGTTTGAGAAGACCGGAAGACCTTGGTTCGATGCTGGATGGGGTTCTAACGGTGTATGTGGTGAGGATGTGTATTTCTGCGTCAAGGCTGGTTCTGAGGGCTTCCAGACGTATGTAGACCATGAACTATCAATGCACATCCGGCACATCGGCACTTACGAATACGGTTGGAAAGATTTTGAGCAGCTAGAGGAATAACATGGCATTTACGACCTATAGCGAGTTAAAAACAACGATAGCTAACTATCTGGCTCGTAGTGATCTGACTTCAGTTATTCCGGACTTTATCCGTCTGGCTGAGACTAGGTTACAGAGAGACCTAAGAATTCGTCAGATGTTAGTGGTAGCTACAGCAAGTACAACGGGTGGCGATTCAACACTTGGATTGCCTACCGACTTCTTAGAGATGAGGGATATTCATCTCAACACGACTCCGATTACTACGCTACGTTACAAGGCTCCTAACTCGTTTTATCAGGAATCTAGGGTAACGGATGGCGGCAAGCCCATTGATTACACTATTCTCGGTGCGGAGATGCAGTTAGCTCCGGTTCCAGATTCGTCTTATACGGCGCAGATGTTGTATTACGCCAAGCCTCCTGTATTATCAGATTCGACAGCTAGTAACGTATTCTTGGCTTATGTGCCTGATGCGTTGCTATATGCGTCTTTGGCAGAGGCAGAGCCGTATTTGATGAATGATGCAAGGGTGCAGACTTGGGCTTCCTTGTATTCTAGGGCGATTGATTCTATCTCTACGTCCGACCAAGCAAGTGAGTATAGTGGTCAACCTATGTCTATGTCTTATAACGTGAGGTAAATCATGGCTGAGATGTCTAATTATCTGGAGAATGCGCTAATTAACGCTACTCTCCGCAATACAAGCTACACAAGCCCAGCAGCGGTTTATGTAGGTCTTTACACAAGCGATCCGGGTGAGGGCAATACAGGTACTGAGGTATCTGGTGGTTCCTACGCTCGTACAGCGGTAACGTTTGGTTCTCCTAGCAACGGTGTGTCAACGAATAGCGCGTCAGTTACTTTCCCGACTGCTACTGGCACATGGGGTACTGTGACTCACGTTGGCATTCTGGATGCGACAACTAGCGGCAACCTGCTGTATTACACAGCCTTGGATGCGTCTAAGTCGATTGCTTCTGGTGATGTGTTCACAATCTCGACAGGCAACCTTTCCGTAACTCTGGAGTAATCTATGCCATTAGTCATTGCTGACCGAGTTCGGGAAACGTCCACCACGACCGGCACAGGCACATTAACACTGGACGGTGCAGTAACGGGCTTTCGTACTTTCGGATCGGCGATAGGCGATGGTAATACTTGCTATTACACGATTACTCTCGGTGCAGATTGGGAAGTTGGTCTCGGTACTGTTGGAACGGGTACGTTAGCTCGTACTACGGTACTGAAATCATCTAACAGCAATAACGCTGTTAATTTCGGTGCTGGCGCTAAGGATGTCTTTGGTACTTATACGGCTGAGAGATCGGTTTATAAGGACGCGAGTGGTAACGTCAATGCGCTAGGTACGATTAGCTCTGGCGTATGGAATGGCACTGAAATCACTGTTCCTTACGGTGGTACTGGCGTTGCTAGCTTGACAGGTATTGTTAAGGGTAACGGTCAGAGTGCTTTTTCTGCTGCTACTGCTGGCACTGATTATGTAACCCCGACAGGTACTGAGACACTGACCAATAAGACGCTAACTGATCCGACAATCATTGGCACGATCATTGAGGACGTTTTCACCATTACAGACGGTGCAGCGTTTGAGATTAATCCGGGTAACGGTTCAATTCAGTTAATTACCTTGGGTGCGAGTCGTACACCAAAGGGAACTAGCTTTGTTAATGGTGAAGCGATTACCTTGATGGTCGATGACGGTACGGCTTATGCCTTAACGTGGACTGATGCGACTTGGGGTGGTTCTGGTGTTGTGTGGGAAACAGACTCAGGTTCTGCGCCTACGCTGGCTACGACAGGCTATACAACGATCGTGCTGTGGAAAGTTGGCGGTCAGGTTTACGGTGCGCGAGTGGGGAATAACTGATGCTGGCTAATAAGCTCTTAGGTGCGTCAAAGGCTGCTGTAGAGGCTAACTACGTTGATGACGTATTTTCAACGTACTTGTACACTGGTACTGGAGCGGCGCAAAGTATTAATAATGGAATTGGACTTGGGAACAGCGCAACTAATAACTCTAGTATTTCTTTAAATGCATCGACTCCAGCCTACCTAACTTTTAGCTCGCAAGTAAGTCTAAGTGGTGATTTTTGTATTCAGGCTTGGTTATACCCGAATAGTCTTACTGGTACTCGGTTATTATTTTCAAGTACGAGTGATACGAACGTACAGTTCCCTCGTATTCAAGAAAATGGGGGTATTTATTGTTATGCTAACGGTACTGAAATACTTTCAGGAGCAGCAGCAAGCGCACTAACAGCAGGTCGTTGGACTCATTTGGCTATGACCCGATCAGGCTCTACTTTTAGGGCTTTTGTTGATGGTGTTTTATATGGCTCAGCTACTTACTCTGGAACATTTAACCTTGGTGTCTTGGGTGTTTTTTTCTTTAGTGGTTCATTATTTAGTAATACTTACGCTTTTGATGGGTTAATTTCTAATGCTCAAATAGTAACTGGCAGTGCAATTTATACCGCCGACTTTACCCCACCTCAAAATATATTAAGCGGAGGCGCTGTTTTACTAGGCGCTGGGGCAACCCCGCTTGCTGACACTTCAGGTTCTGGCAAAACGGTTACTCAATTCGGTTCGCCAGCAGCGTCATCGTCTGGACCTTGGTCAATCGGTGCTAACAAAGGTGGGCTAGTTTGGCTCAAAGGTCGCTCTGGTGCTACTGACCATGCGCTCTACGATACTGCTCGTGGGGCAACGTTTGACCTTGTATCTAACTCAACCGCTGCACAGACAACACAATCAACTGGGCTAACTGCTTTCAATAGCAACGGATTTAGTCTAGGTGCGTTAGCGAAGCTAAATACAAACGCCGCCACCTACGCCTCATGGACATTCCGCAAGCAAGCAAAGTTCTTTGATGTAGTGACGTATACGGGGAATGGCGTTTCCGGCAGGACTGTTTCACATAATCTTGGCTCTGTTCCGGGGTGCATTATCGTCAAACAGACTAGCGCGTCGGGTCAGGATTGGATGGTGTATCACAGGTCGCTTGCTACGAACGGCTATCTTTTGTTGAATTCTACTGCCGCAGCCAGTACATACCCATACATTTCCAGTCCTACCAGCACGACTTTTACCGTTGAAAGCGCAGCACCAGTCAACGCCAACGGCGCAACCTACGTCGCCTACCTATTCGCTCACAACGCTGGTGGCTTTGGTCTGTCTGGTACGGACAACGTGATTAGTTGTGGTTCGTTTACTAGCACAGGTGCTACTCGACTGGATATTGATCTTGGATGGCAACCGCAGTTTTTGATTGTGAAGCGTAGCAACGGAACTGGTAGTTGGGTAATACTTGATTCAATGCGCGGCTTCCCTGCGGTTAATGCGGAAAGTTCAAATGACCCAACGTCAAAAGCCCTTTATCCAAATTTATCAAATGCAGAAGGCGATTACAGCGTTCAGCTAAGGACAAACGGGTTCAGTATGCCTGCCGGTCAATTTTCGGGAGCAGGCGAAACCTACATCTACATAGCCATCCGTCGCCCGATGAAAACGCCGACGAGTGGAACTAGTGTGTTTAGCCCTGTGGCAAGAACAGGAACTAGCGCAACAGCGACAATGACAGCAGGTTTTGCTCCAGATGCTGTGTTTCTTTCAAATCGAAATAGAGCAGCTACAAACTACAATCCTGTGTATGACAAGCTGCGTGGTAATGACGCTATATTGAGCGCAAACAATACCGGCGCGGAACAATCTTTATCTGGATCAATAACACAGTACACAAACACCGGATTAACGCTTGGCTCTGATGCTTTCGGAAATATCAACGCATCAGGTGCGACATACATTAACTGGATATTCCAACGCGCTCCGGGCTTCTTTGATATTGTATGTGACACAGGAACAGCATCCGGGCATACGATAGATCATGGGCTAAAAGTAGTTCCTGAATTGATGATTCGTAAGAAACGGAACTCAGCAACTAACTCAGATTGGGTCGTATGGCATACTGCATTTACTGGAACAAATAAATATTTGTACCTAAATACTACAGCCGCTGAAGATACAAACGCTGCGTTCTGGACATCTACAGCGCCAACGTCAACGGTATTTAACGTAGGCACTGGGTCAAGAGTAAACAACTCCGGCGATACCTACGTTACTTACCTATTCGCGACTGTCGCAGGGGTATCCAAAGTAGGTAGTTACACAGGTACAGGAACGACACTAACGATTGACTGTGGCTTTACTGCTGGCGCTAGGTTTGTGATGATTAAGCGCACAAGCTCAACGGGCGATTGGTACGTTTGGGATACTGCTAGAGGAATTATTAGCGGTAATGATCCTTACCTGCTGATGAACTCGACCGCTGCTGAAGTCACTAGCACAGACTACATTGACCCTGCGAACTCTGGTTTTGAGATTAGCAGCACA